ATGCTCTTGTAACATTTTACAGTAAGCCGATGGGTTCAAATTTAGGTGAACCATATAAAAATATGGAATCTAAAAGAATTGCATCTATATTGGCAAAAGCAATAATTAGCAAAAAACTTGAACCAAGTATGGAAGGTAAAGCAATAGATATGATTAAAAGGATAGGATACTAAAATACTTTTTAATTGCATTAAAGTGAGCATTGGCAATTTTATGTTGACTTTCCTTATTAAACATTTTCATTGCATCGTTCCTGTCCGTAAAGAAACCATTCTCGGTTAATACGGCAGGAACTTTTACATTACAAACCATGTGGAATTTAGCTTCTTTGTCAACATCACCATCAGTAATGTCTGGTCGCATTCTAAACAAGTTAGTATTTTTTACCTCATCATACATTAATGTGGCTAAAGTATCTGCTTGTGTTTGACCTGGACTTGTAAAGACTTCCCAACCATTTGCACCTTTAGGTCCTGCATTGCCATGAACCGAAACAAGTATTGCAGCATCGTAATCCTTAAACGAATTAGCTTTGCTTGATCGCAGTTTTAATGGTGTATCATCTATTTCGTGATAAATTTTTAATGTATTAAAACCTTCTGCCTTTAACATTACATCTAATAAATCTACAATATCTCTATTGAATACACCCTCAAAAAACCACCCATAACCATGGAATAGTTGGTGAGATGTATGTTGAAAGCATTTACTTGGGTAGGTTGTATAGCGATGTGGTATATCAAATTTCTTACCCAATCCACCATGACCGGCATCTAAAAAAATAGTAAATCTGTTCTTTTCCATGTTTTTATATTTTTAAGGGCGACGCAAATCAATGCACCGCCCTGTAAACGCATAAGGTAGCGATTCTCTGCGCCTATAATTTAAATCCAATAAGAGCAAAGGCTGCGCTTATCAATGATAGCTTTGCAGGTAATTTTACTTCAATTTCCTTTCCTGCACACTCTCTGGATGTCTCCTTAATCTTGTCCCAAATGATTTGAGCCAGTTTAATGTACTCGCGCCATGTAAATTTGACCTTATTGCCTTCCATAAATACATTTACCTCACCAGCAAGTTCGGCAAAGTTAAGAGAATAACAGGCAATCTCACCAATGGGAGATTTAATTGTATCGGAGTCTTTTAATGCTCCTTTTAAACTTGTTTCAATCATTTTATAATTATTTTAACGTCTAAAAAATCTAAGAATAATTGTACCAATATTTGTTCCAGTTATGGATTTTATATTTTCCGAAATACTAAACAATTCCGTAGCTGCAATAATGAAGCTGACAGAATAGGTGATTTGCGATGGCAGTTGAAAAGTAATACTTGCCCCGTGAAAAATCATTATACCGCAGAAATAGGTTACCACCTTTTGCGATGTGCGATAAAGCCCTTTGCTTGTTATCGGCTCTCCCCTTTTCCTTGCCGCCATGATTCCCGTGACCGTGTCGGCAAAAACTACAAAGATTGTAAAAATCAAGAAATGTTTAATGGGAAGGAAAAACGAGAATAGCACTCCGCAGCAAATGGAATAGGCAATGCCATCATAGCCAAGTTTAAAAATGTTGTAGATAACTGCTTTCATTATTCAAGTTTTATTAACCTCACATCTCCATCAACCGTTGCAAATTTGCCATCAGCATATTTGTACAAGTCGTATTTAACACCGTTAAAGGCAAAGGAAACTTGATTAGTAAATGTAGATAAAAGAAGGTTGGTTGAAATGGTGTACACCTTGCCATTGTCTGGGTTGAAAATTAAACGTTTGTTGTTGTTTAACTCAATAACACCATCAATAATTTCACCGTTAAAATTTAGCCTCCAGTCTCCAATAAACTTTGCCGTGTCCCTTTGAGCCGTTGTAAAATAGACAGGCTTACCGCTTATTTGTTGGTGCAAGTCATTGTAGTAATTAATCCTTTGCACTGACTTAGCCTTTGTGATAATAGGCTTTGCATGAATAGCTATCGTGTTGCTTTGCCTTTCAGCATCTGTGACAAGGCTTTGAATGGCAGTTGCACTATCGCCTAATATTTGCTTTGAGCCCGTGACTGTGCTATCAGAGAAAGTCGTTTGCTGAATAATGTAATAAATGTTGCCTTGCTTTTGGATGTACACTGTGTCTTTGACAATGTCTTGGGCAAAGGAAAACAAGGGAAGGAATAAAAATAGGTATCTCATTTTATTTATTTTCAAGGTTAATAATTCTTTGTTCAAGGGCTTTGATTAAGGCTTGTTGCTCCTGTATGGCTTTGACTAAAATTGGTATAAATTTTTCAGTCATTAGTCCAAGCGCACTATCTTCTTTATCTTCATCTAATTTTTTTACAACTGCTTTGGCAAATAATTCTGTTGACAGTGCGCCTTCGACATCTTGCGCAATAAAACCTATTTCGTCAAATTCACTAAAATTATTTTCAGTTGTAGTTATAAAATTAAATTTAACTGGTTTTAATTTATTTATAATTTCTAATCCTTTATCTAAGGGTTGTATATTTTCTTTAAATCTTATATCAGATGTTGCAATAGTTGCATTAGTAGCAAAAATTTGAGAATTAACTTGTAATTTATATGCTCCGTTATCGGTTGCCCCATAACCAATATTTACTTCACCGTCACTTTTTATACGCATACGTTCATTAGTATGTCCAGAGGTATAAAAACGCATATCTGCGGCTGCCCTAACCATTAAAGACATACCATTACTTATCTCAGTACCTGTTCCGATAACACCAGCATCTTGAAGAAAGCCCCCAAGAGTCGTAAAATTTTCTCCAAGTGTTTCGAAAAATATACTGCCATTCGTTGAGTTATTATTACTAACATATAATGTTGCTTCCGTAAAAGTTCCAGCATTATTATTTGATAAAAATAAATTCGTTGCATCTGCATTAATATTATTAATAATTTTAATGCCTGTTGTAAAAGTTTTTGCTCCTCCGATACTACTTTGCGTTGTTGTTAAATCTACAAAGTTTTGCGTTGCGCTTCCCGTTCCACCATTTGCCACTGCCAAAGTACCGCCCAATGTCACCGCGCCACTTGTTGCCGTGCTTGGTGTTAAGCCCGTTGTTCCACCGCTAAAGGTTGTGACTGCCGTACCACCTCCTGCCAATGCCCAATATGTATTTGTTCTGTTGTAATGGTAAAATTTACTATTTACCGTATCAAGAATAATGTAAGCACTTGTATCGCTAAACGGTGTAATTACATTGGTATCATTTGCCACACCTCGCCAAATAAGCCCATCGGCAGTCGTCTGTTCTCCGAGCGTTATCTTTTGATTACCATTGCTTGGATACTGTGCCCATGCAAGGCAAGGGATAAGGAAGAGGAAGAGGGAAAGGAGTTGTTTCATGTTTTTTATTTTATTGCGAAAAATTCAATTTTAGTTACCGTTTGCGTATTTAATACGTTGTTTGTTGCTCCATCTCTTACAACAAAAGTAATATTTGTTCCATCAACCGCTTTGACATTTATAATATTAGTTGTTTGTCCTGGAAGATTTGCAAATGCCATAATAGGAGTAAAATTAAAACCATGCGCAACGGTAATATTTCCATTTGCATCTGTTTCTTCATTTGATACTGAACCTCTACCAAAAAGCCCCGTTTGTGCCACCGTTGTAACCGAGCCAACCACATTGCTACCATCTTTGCCAAGTAAACTTGTAGGTGTTGCAGAGGTTGTGGAAAGAGTGACCGCTCCCGAAATTGTGCCACCAGAACTATTGTATTTTAAATTTATTCTATCTGAAAGCGAGGTCGTATCTGTTACGCTTGCAGTTAAAATATTACTTGCAAGACTCAATCCTGTGCCAAGTGTAATATCACCTACACCATTATTACTTGTATTTTTACCAAGTAACCTATTTGAACCAGATACTGAGCCGCTTATAGTGATTTGCCCCGACATATTTACTTGGTTTCCAAATGTTTTAATTCCATTAATTGTTTGGTCTCCTGTTAAAGATACTTTGCTATCAATGCGACTTGATAACGAAGCCGTGTCAAGGTTGGTTAAAACATTGTTGCCACCTTCGGTAATGTTGCCTGTCACCGCAAGAGATGTTCCTATATTAACATTGCCAGTTACACGAGGAATTGATATTGATACGGGAGGATTAAATAAAGTTGTCCCATTAAAATTTTTCATTTTAATTTCAAAATTATCTGAATCTCCATTATACATAATTTTTGCACCAAAATTTATATCATTTGCAGTTTTAGTACCTACTTCGTATAGCATTATACCAGAAGAATCTTGAAAAGGTGAACCACTACTATTTAATGTAATAAATTTACCTTTTGCTAATTCCAAGTTTGACGTTGGCGCTACACCTATGCCAATATTTCCGCTGCTTTCTTGAATGACAGAATTACCTAATGTAGATGTGCCTGTAAATAATGGCAAAGTATTTGTTGTTCCAGTTCCCGTAACTGGGTTAGTTAATGTGTTTTGCTTTGCCGCAAATCTGGAAGTAAGATTAAGGTTTAATGTATCTAACTGTGTAAATAAAAATGAGGTATCAGCTTGTAATGTGCCACCTAAAGTTATATTTAATCCAGAACCTAAAGTAAATCTACCAACAGAATTTACTCCACCAGTTGTGTTTAATCCAAGTATTTGAGTTGGTATATCAGTTGTAGTATTTAGAAATAATAGGGAATCAATAGTCACACGATTTTTAAAAACTTTACTACCACCAAATAATTGTGAACTTGTGGTTACTATACCGCTTTGAGTTTGAGATGCAGATAAAATAGATATAGTTCTATCTCCTGTTAAATTGCCCCCACCTTGTAATGGCAAAGAAGTATTAATGTTTATAGTATTATTTGCTGGAGTAAATCCTAAAGCATTCTGTTTTCCGTTAAAAGTTGTCCAATCAGTAGAAGACAAATAACCGTTCACACTACCACTTGCAGCAGCCATAGATATTTCCGGAACAGTATTATTGTTGTTAATTGACAATGGTGTACCAGAGCCTACAATTACACTCGTAACAGTTCCTACTCCTGCACCAATAGCCGTTCTAAATTCAGATGCCGTTAATGATGAAACAGAGTTGTTAGCGTTAAAACGTGGAAAAGTAATTGAGGATGGGTTGGATAAAGTAAACATACTTTGCCCTATAGTTGTGCCACCTAAACTTGAACGTCCCGTAGATGCAGTAAGGCCTGTGCTACCGCCATCCCACTTTAGTCTATCAGTAAATGCCGTATTCCAATTACTTGAATTATTTGTAATTGACGTAGTCCATGTAGTTCCTGTGCTAACTGCAATCCCAGCTTCTGGGTAAACAGGATTTGGAAAAACACCCGTACCAATAGAACCAATTCCGCTGACTGTTGCTACTGTATAATTTGCACCTACTTTAAATGATGTGGAAACAATGGTAATTTGATTTGTGTCAGTAAGGTTATATTGGTCATTGTTTAATAACTGACCATTTCTAAACACCAAAATATATGCCTTTAATTGAATAGGAAACTTAGGTGTAATTGTCCAAGTTAAAACGCTTGTTAAGGCTGGTGCATATTCTTGTTTTAATATTTTAATAGTATCATTGCCAATAGCAACGTCAACTATACTATCTCTTATCCTGGTAAATACTGTTGCACTATCTAAAAGTAATGTACCAGTTGTTGTTATTGTTCCACCACTTAATCCGTAGCCTGTCGCAATACTTGTAACTGTACCGCTACCCTTTGTATTTATTCTATTGGATAATGATATAGTATCAGATGGATTTAATTTAGCAGCAAACCTTGATGTAAGGTTTAATAAAGTTGTATCAGTTAACTCCATTAATACAGACAAATCAGCCGAGACTGTGCCTGTTGTTGTTATTGGATCAGGTGATACAAGTATTCCTGTACCGCCAGATATTGAGGTAAGTGATCCGCTACCGCCACTACCACCACCACCACCACGAGGAAATATCACCGTATAATTTTCACCTACCTTATAAGCAGTCGCACCAATGACAACTGAGGCATTGGTTGGTATAGTGTATTGAGTTGGCAAAAGTATTTGTCCATTACGGTAAACTTGCACCACTCCCGTACCACCGACAACCAATGTATCACTTTGTGTCCATGTCAATGTACTTGAAGAAACATTTGTAAAATCTTGTCTTGCATAAAATCTTCCACTCGTATCTGCGTATGCTTTTGTTGCGTAGTTGGCTAACATTGTGGCAGTATCGCTTATCAACAATGCAGCAGTTGTGTCGCGCCATAATCCACTTTTATAATATAAACTTGCGTTTGCAGAAGGTGACGTAATGGCAACATCATGAAGCTCATGCAATGCATAACCCGATGCGACACGAATTGAAATTGTACCATTGTTTACATGAGAATTAATACAAAAGCCTATTGGCATATCAATGTTTGGTGCAACTGGCTCAACATCTGTCCAAACACCAGCAACCGTTGGCGAAGGGTAAAGAATAGCACCAGCCGCAAAGGTATCAGTATTAACTTGTCTTATTTTGCCAAATGAAATAACGTATCCATCTTCGCCATCGGTCAAATCATGTGCGGTTATTCCTAATAGCAATTTTGCATCTATTGTGCCATTGGCTATAAACTTTGCAACTGTTATTCTTCCACTTGCTCCAACCGTGCCATTAGCATAAACAAGACTTCCTTTTGTAATGGTTGAGCCTGTTTGATTCTTAACTAACCAAAAGTTTTTAAAGCCTATTTCATTTGGTACTTTATCATACATTCCTAACACAACCGTACCTAACTCATAATCCCATCGCATTTTAGCCGTGTCCACATTGTTAGGGGAAACACTTGTATCAAAAAATAAAGAGTCAACAGGCTGCGTAAATGAGCCGCCACCTACTAAAGATGCCCATGCGCCTTGTTTCCAAACATATATACTTCCAGTTACACTATCTAACACTAAATAGGCTTTTACATTCTTATCTGCATAGCTTGTAGGCTTAGTTACTGTATCAGAAACAAGACCTCTCCATACCAAGCCGTTTCCCGTAGTCTGAAAACCTAATCTTTGTTTGTTGCCTGTGATTGGGTAGGGAATGGAATCTATAGACGCATAAGATATTCCTGCCACCAAAAGAAAAACAATAACAAGTCCTTGCCGTTTGTTGCCTACTTTGTTAATAGCTTTGCCGATAAACTTGCGCCCAATGCCCATTATTAATTCATTGGCTAAAACCTTGGCAATGTTTCCAACGGCTTTTAAAAACTTCCTTTCTTTCTTTGGTGCTTTAATTTCTTCCATATTTATATAATTATAAAAAAGATAACGTAATTAGCACCGTCATAATGTGTACTAGAATCTATTGTAACAATTGAACCAGATATACTATATTGACTATCAATAAGTAATTGCCCGTTTTGAAACAATAAAATTTGTTGTGCTATTGATGGTAATACACCGCCATTTTTAGTCACAGTAAAATTATTTACATTAGCATTAAGAAATTCTTCAGTAAATACTTTTGTAACACTACTATTCTGTGTATTGGGTTCACTATTATTAGGAGTAATAGCACCAGTCCCTGCAACTCCACCAGCTGAATGATTTGAGGTTCTTCCCGAATCAAAATCCAAACCACGATATAAAACTGTTTTTTCAGTATAACCCATTATGATTGATCTATAATTTGTACAAATGTACCACTTACTATATCTGTAAGCAAATCTAAACTTGCGCTTTCCATTACATAAGTTAAACCATCTACCTCTATAGCTTTGTGTGGATACCAAGGTTCGTTGAGATCTAGCATTTGAAATGACATACTAACCATTTTCTTAACAGGAAATAATTGACCTTTAATTATTTCATTTACCAATAATTGATTAATGTTTTTACCCGTACCCGTGTTACCAACTCTCCATCCTGTGCCATCTGTAATTTGCCAAGCATTTGAATCATTCTTTACACGGATTGCACCAGGTGAACCTAAAGAAGGACCATCACCAATAAATACTCTTTTTTTGACGCTAATGCTACTTGTATCATTATTAAACGCTCCAAACACAACAACGTCATTTTGACCGTTTAAATTACCAGCTGCAAGATGTTCCATAAACAAATTACCTAACTCATAAAATTTAAGATAACTTGTAAGAAGGTCTGTATTGTTTGCAGTTTGTACCCTGGTTAACATAAACCTTACACCTAAATCACCGCTTTCTGGCATTTGAGGACTTGTCCAATTTACAATTATATTATCAACACTTCCACCATTTGCTGGTAGTGTAGTTGAGCCACCAGGTATTACAAACTTGTAATAATTAAATGTTTGTTCCCATGTTTGAGCAGTAAATGTATGTTGGAATCCATTGTAACTCACCTCTCTTCTTAACCAATATTTTACATGGTTTACTTTTACATAATTAATCTTACCCCTAAATGATGTATTAGGGTCAAAAGTTAATTGTTCAGTATTTATACAAACAATTCTTTCGTAATATTCACCAGAAACACTTACAGAATATGTATCACCACCCATTTTTAAAGAAACAGATCCTGTGTCAACCTCTATTCCAAATGAAACATAATATGTTTGCCCAGCTACAGGAGTAAAGTTAGTATACACTAAATTTCCTGTTGCATTAATTGCATTAGCATAACCTAATGCATCTCCATTGTCATCAGAAAAAAACCAACCACTACCTAATGTCCATGTTGTAATTTCGGGAGATCTATTGGCAGTTAAAAAGTCAATAAGATTTACGGCAATTGGTCTAAGTTCAATTACAAATGCACCCTCTACAATATGTTCAGCTATAGGTGAAACACCAACTTGACTATCGCGGTATTTCATTACACTTGTAAAAGTTATTGTAGCTTCGTTATTATTATAATCCAAATCTTTTGAAGCAAAAAATTCAGTTGCTAAATTATTAAATACTTTACCAGCCAATAAATTTACACTAGCAATATGCTCATATTCTATATCTAAATCTTTTATATGACCATAATATCCCCATCTACCAGATGCAAGTCTTATTAATTTTGTTTCAGCGTCACTATTGTCGTTTACAATTGATGTTTCAAAACTACTTTGTTGTAATAAGGTAGACGTTAAATAGTATATATTTATTAAAACTGCTGAATTTAAATAGCTATTAGGTTGAACCATAAAAAATTTTCTATCACTAAAAAAGAAACGCATACCTAATGGTATCATCATTCTTTTTAAGACATCATAGCACTTCATATAAGTAATATTGTCTTTAGTATCTATAGTGTAAAAAACCTTGTGGTTTATGCGCATCCTTATTAAAGGATCAATAGTTGATGAATAAGTCCAACTGTCTTCATGCCAATTAAAAGCCGATGCCAATACACCTACATTTGTTCCATAAATAGATGGTACATACGTTATTTTTTGCAAACAATTATTAACATGATTTATAATTGTATCGTCTCCTTGATAAAAATCATAGCCTTCTGGTTTATAATCAATACCTTTTAACCAACCAATACCGTCAATTGCATTTATATCATAAAAATATCCTACTGACAAAGCAACATCATCGTATTCAACAAGGTCAGCTAAAACATAGCCGTACCAATAAAAATTAGGTGAATCACTAAGGTCATAACCAGTAAGCCTAATAGTAAATCTACCTTCTGGACTAACTAAAAAGTCTGTTAAAAATTGCTCCTTAACATTGTCGTTTATTAAAATAGTAAATTTAAAGTTAGATGCTATTATAGGAGCGTACCTTTCTAAACCATTTTCAACATCAGATTGCCATGTTATTTGCGAATTAATAATATCAACAGTACTAGAAACACCGGAAAAGTTAACATCATCTATTACAAGATAATATTTGCGACCTTTTTCAGAATAAAATGTAGAGGTGTACCTTGTAGCCATTATCTTATTCTTGTGTTTATGTTTCTTGCTTTTTCCATTATAACTAACAAATCACTTCCTGCAACTCTGGTAGTTAAAACATAAGGATTTCCACCACCAACATCGCCTAACATACTTTTAAGTTTAGACAATGGAGCAATAACTTCTGGGTCATAACTTGCACCTCTGTTATCACCCACAGTTGCTAAAGTAGGACCAAATGCCAAACCACCTTGTGCAAGTTTAATAGTATCCATTTTTGATTTAAGGAAAGATATAGCGGCAATACCCAAACCAACCGCAAGAATAGTACCTAAAGGATTACCTTTTGTACCCTCTAATGCTGCCGTTACATTTTTTACCAAAAGTAATTGTAAAGCTGAATTTACTGCATCCAACATTACACCTACAAAAGTTTTACCAAATGCTACTGCAGCATTTTCTCCGTTTGCTAATGCAGTACCTAAAGCAACAAAACTATCAGCTAATGCATTGCCTAAATTTACTGACAAAGCTTCACCAACACTATCAATTGCCTCTCCTAATTGAAAAAAAGCTTCTCTTAATTTTTTTATATTTTCAGTTGGTTTAGGGTCTGAAAGTTTTTGTCTTAATTTATCTATTGATCTTTCGCCTTCAGCAAGTCTATTTTGTTCTAAAAAATCACCAAGATCACCGCCTACAAGTTTATCTTGAATTATTGGACTAAATGTAGCAACAGTTTCTCTTCTATTCTGTTCATCATTTATTTCATTTTGTTGTTTTTCATTTGCAGCGTCTGCTCCGGTTGGTAATGGTTTAAAATCAGTCCAAGAATCAATTTTTTCAAGGTTTTGTAATGCAGTAATAACACCTTGTATCTCAACTTTTATACTGCGTATTTGAGTTGCTAAAGCTTCAGCCCCTTTAGAGTTTTCACCATACAATAAAACTTGATCCTCATATTTTTTTTCAAGATTTTTTAATGTTTCTTGTAGTTGTTCAAACTTTGTTTTTATTTTACCAGCCCCATCATCAAAAGTACCATCTAACAAAACCTTACTTAAATCTGGAGCATCACCTATTAATTTTCTTAATTCTTCAGATGTTTTTTTCCATGCTTCTTCTATTACAACGCTTTCCTTTTGTATTTTTTCTACTTCTTTATAAAGACTTTTAATATTTTGATTAGCAGATACTGCACTTATAGCATTTAAAAAACTAAAAGGTGCTTTGCCAGATGCTGTTTTTCTTAATTTTTCTATCTCTAAGGTTTTTTCTTTTTCCTTATCTAATAAATCTATTGACCTTTGTAACTGTTTATCCGCTACACCTTGAAGCCTCATTATATCAAACTTCTTAGTCAACTCCGTGTTTAAAACAGTCATTACACGAGTCATATTATTTAAATAATCTTGCTCTGTTTTTAAGTCTGGTAAATATTGTCCGTATTTATTTTTTATATCAGTTAACAATTTAAGCCTTAAATTATTACTAATATTAGAATCTTTTATAAGCTTAAAATTTAACTCTAATTCTGTGATTTCTTTTCTCATAGCTTTTGCCGAAGATGACAAATGCCCAGATAAATCATCAATTGGTTTATTTGCTTGTATTACACTATATGCAAAGTAACCAATTGCAGCTGCCGCTGCTAAAGCCATTGTTACCCAACCACCAGCTAAAATTTGATAAGTACCAGTAGCTTGATTTAATTTAAACATTGCGCCTGTTAATTGACCAAACATCATTGTTATAGTACCAATAGCACTAAACAATTGACCAACTATCCAAAGTACACCACCAGCAATAGCTATATATTTTGCAGTTGAAATAATGTTACTTTGCATTGCATCACTTAAACTGCCCCACCAATTTAACATTCCTTCAATAACACTTGAAATAGATTCTAATGCTGCCTCAAGGTCTATATTTTTAAGTATTGCTTTGCCAAGTTCAACTTGAGTAAATTTAAGACTGTCTTTAAAATTATCTATATTATTTCGTAATCCACCCGTTGCGGCTATAACCGCTGGTAAGGTTTGTAAAGAGGCCACCAATTTCATATTAAAATCAGCAGCCGCTATACCGGTCTCCCTAACTTTTTCTATATTTCTTGTACCAAATGCCTTTTCTAAAGCATCCCCAATCAATGGCACATTCTCCTGTAGTATTCCAAAGTCTTCTTGTAGGATTCTATTCTTACTAATCATTTGGGTTAACTGCTTTGTAACAGAGGCAAGATTAATCGCACCACCGCCACTTGCAGCAATGGCAGTACCAAAACCTATTAAAGTTTTCCTTGCATCTTCAGCACTTAAACCAACCGCTTGTAAATTAACTGAACCTCTAACCGCTTCTTCAAATCCAAGTCCAGGTAATTTAGCAGCCTCTTTAAGCTTCATCATTTCACCAGCCGCAGCACCAGCACCGCCCATTATACCAGACAATGCTCTTTCTAAACTATCAAAATCAGCAGCAGCATTTACGGCAGTAGCACCAACTGCCATTAATGGGGCAGTAAAACCAAGGCTAATGCCACGTCCTATAGCAAGTGACTTTTGGGAAAAAGCAGTAATGTTTCTACCAATTGTCTTTAAGCTTCTCTCAAAAGGAGTCGCATCAGCCCTGATTTTTATACTAAGTATTCCTGCCATTGTTTAAATCTTTTCTCCGACACTTTTGGTTGTTATAACTCCGTCCATAAACTTCATCATATCATAATCCTTAGTTGTCAAATCTCTTTTTTTGTTTTTGTTATCCCACTCAAATCTAATTAAATCTGTTGGTTTAATCTGTGCATTTTTACCCGTATGTGGCATAACACTCCAATAAGCCATAAACCTAGTTTGTTCCCAGGTTCTTCTGTATTCCGAATCTTGTCTATCAAAATGACCTTTAATTTTTATAAATAATTCTCTTAGGTCAAATTGATTCATTTCATCCGGTGTCATCTGTAAATCACCCAAACACAATCTTTCTATATCCTCTACCTCTATTACTTTTGCATTTGGGTCACTTATTTTTTTTCGTTTGGTTTTTCACCTCCCATACTTTCTGACAACAATTCACTAAACTTATTTACCATGTTGTAATCATCAATAAGTTCAGCAAATGTTTCTAAGGTGAATGGATTTTTTTGTTCTTCCCTTTTATAGCCATTTTGTACACCTAAATACAATACCTCATACAATAAGGTTAGATCATCTTCAAGTGCTTTGCTAAATTCAGAGAATTTAATTTTCTTCTGTTTAAGGAATAATGACAATGCATAACCACCAATTTTAAATGGGATGTCTTTGTCTTCAATTTTTACATGATTTACCGAGGTCATAAAAATAATTTAAAGGTTAAAGGCTATAGGGAGCAAGACTTTCTTGCCCCCCAAAATAGCCTCGTGTAAATATTATGCACCAGTTGTTTGAACCGCTGGTGTTGAAAATTGACTCATACCAGCTGAGTTTATCGCTTGTACCCTAAAGGTATATGATGTTGCAGCAGTAAGAAAATCAATTGCACTAATGTATTGTACTGCGGTGGTTGTACCCGAAAACGATAAATAATCACCATCAACTCCAGACGTAAGTCTATACTGAATGTTATAATTAGTTACCGCAGGGAAACCGACTTGAGAAGGAGCAGTCCAATTTAATTGAATCCTTCTACCAGTTACTAATGCCGTTGCAGTTAATCCAGTAGGTGCAGCTAATACCGCATTTGTTACCTTAGTTACTTCACCATTAATTCTTAATGAGGCGGATGCAGTTACGTTTTCTTGGTTAGATGAATTAAGTGATAAACTTTCAATAAATGCATTAAATGTATATATTGAATCACCAAGAACATCTGTAGTATAAGTGCAAACTATTGATGATCCTCCATTCCAGCTTTCAAACAATGTATTGAATTTTATATTTGCGCTTGTATCACCTACATCAGCAAATAATAATTCAGTTGAGAATGTTGCAGATTTTTGACCTGGTGCAACTTCAACCCAAGCAGACGTATTGTCTTTGTGTGCGATTTCTCGCATTGCTCTTGTTAAGTCTAATGTGTCAGATGTTGAGTATGCTACCGCAACATCTCCTACATATAAACGCAACAATGATCCGTTGATAATTCCTGTAGTAGGCATAATTATTTTATTTTAGTTTTGTTTTTAATAGGTTTATCTTCTAAATCAAATTCCTCGTCTTGTTCCTCACTAATTGAGTACAATTCACTTTCCGGAACAATGATAGGAACGTAAACCATTTCTTTTTCGGGTTCTTGTTCTTGTTGTGGATATACCTCAACATTTTGACCATGATATTCTTGTGCAAACCCTAATTGAATAAGCTGGTTTGCTTTTGTATTTAGTACATCGCAAACATTTCCAACAAGAAAATTATCATACTCTTTAATAAATATTATTCTCATATATTATTGATTTTAAACAAATAATCTTGTACCATCCAATAAATTTTATCTTCCATTATAGGATCTCCTGTAGTTTCATCTTCAAATACAACCCAATCTACTTTTACATTAGAATAAGTACCTCTCTTATTATCAAAAGCAACTCTTAATGCATCTGCAACATTGTTTGATGTATCGTAATTTTTAGAATAAATAAAAAAGTTAATCTTAAACTCATCTTTAGGACTAACCAAATTTTTGACTCTTGTCGGATTAGTATTTACTTTAGTGTAAGTAATATATGGATAAGTAACTTCCATAGGTGCTTCTTCTGGATAAATTCTAGTTCCAATTAGGCTAACCAAATTAGCGTTAGCAGCAGCCATAGCGTATATTACATTTCCAATATTCATTATGTTCTCGTGTATGTTAATCCAGCACTCCTGGTTTCTCTTTCAATAATTCTTTCAGCACCTCTTATAATTATGTCACCCGTTCTTTTTTCAGCTTTTATAAATCCTTGTAATAAGGCTTTATTTCTAAATTCATTTGCTCCACCAAATACAAAGTTTGCATAGTAAGCATCTGACTTGTTTATACCATCAAACGGACCTTTATCCATTTTTGTTGGATACTGTTTTAATGGTCCTATGACAATAGTATCCTGTCTTCTTAACCTTGGTTTAAAGGGATTAATAACTTTTATACTATTCCTTAAATGACCAGCCTTATAAGTAACCTTTATTCTTCTAGTTGATTTTTTGCTTTGTATGTACCTATAATGTTCGGGAAACCTATATACAGGAATTTGTGGTTTAATAGCATCAATCATAGGTTTTGATGCATTGGTTATAATGTCAACTTTATTTTGATTCCAATCCCTCATTGCGTTGGTTC